ATCTGCTAACAGAGCATCATGGGTAGGCGGCATACCGTTTGTTGATACTGGGTCAGGTGGTGCCGTAGAGTTTCCGTCAGCAAGGCAGCAACGTATATTCTCTACCAAGTCAATGGCACTGCCGTTGACAACGGATAGTAAACCGCGAGGATTTTCTATCCAAGCAAGGTTCAGAGTCGATGAAATTAATACTGCAAACCAGAACGTGTTTTGGGTTGCCAGTAGTGCAGCGGCGGCTAACGGAATAAAAGTAATTGTTAACGAAGGTGGCGTAGATAGACGTTTGTCTGTTACGTTAGCAACAACAGCCCCCGCTGCAATTGTTACGTCTCTCCGTGTATGGCAGTTTAACGATATCAACGAGTGGATCATACTCACATGGGTATGGAATCCGTTAGATACGGCATTCCCCGGCAGGTTGTATTGCAATGGTGTGATGTGCTTTAAAACCGCTAGTAACCCATTTGGAGCCACGACTGCTTGGTGGAATATTGGCGCTACAGCCAACGCCACGGTTAACGGCTTTACTGGATACTTTGCATACCTGACGTGTGTGCCAGAAGTATGGGGCGCATATGTGCCACAAGGTACTTGCCTTATTGATGTAGATGCGGGGGACCCTGCGTGGACAAACGCTGCTAATAACGGTGGGCAGGATGTAACCTTCTCCTCTAGAAACAATTATGGGTATAGAGGCTACTTACGGGGTTCGAGTTGGGGTATTGGCGCAAACATTAGAAACGATTTTGGTTATTATTTTGATGGCCCAATTGTAGGTAGTTCAGCAGAAAGTTTCACGCTTACTGGAGATTCAGTAAACGGGTCTTCTACTATCACTTTAAGTAGAACAACCAGCGGCTTCAACAGAAACCCCGGATATTTTTTAATAACCGGAACCGGCATACCGACAACAACCAACGTCTATACAGAGTACATATATTTTGGGCAAAAGACGTTTAATCTGACTGACAAAAATGGCTTTGTTAATGCTACGGCCACGGCAAACGGTACGACATTTACGTTTGTTCGAGTGAATACTGTCGTTTCATACCTAAATCAACCCGGAAATGCAATTAACGTCGCTAAGTCAAACAACATATCAGGCGTTTTTACAAACGAATTAGCAGGGTGGAATGGCTCCGCAGACACGGCTACTTCAGCTTTTCCTTCAATAACTTTTACCGTTGCGGCTAATGCGGCTATTGATCCGTATTATCAAACGCAAAATAGTGCGGCTAACAATACAGCTGTTAGAAATATTCAAAATGCATTAGCCATCGGTAAACTATATACAGCTTCCGGCTCTGGTTTGACCGCTACAAGTGCCACAATAGATAACGCAAGGGTTCAAGCCGTATATTGGGACTATAACGGAGTAGGTCTTCATCTGATCGAACTAAGTCGAAACAGAAACGCTGCTGTAGTGGCGGGGTCAACAATATCTTTACGATTTGTGCCTAATCCTTCTTGCACCTTTTACGACTTTGAATTGCTTGGCGGGGACAGTGCTAAGACGAATGACGACACCGTTGAAATTTACGGTTATTCACCGGACGCAGCTTGGTTCTCTTCTTCCCTTGGAGGAGGAGGAGGAACGGGGAATTCCAAAGCGATAATGGCACGGGCCGGTATCGGTCAGTGGCGTTTCATCCGTATCGCCCCTCCCGGTTGTATTTATGATTCTGGAGTCTTTAGAGCAGCAGCGGCAACATTCGTCAGAAGAATGTATCTAGGTTACGGGTGTATTGGGTATTTGATTACATATGGAACAACCGGGGACTACAACCTTTCTACAGTAAACCCTGTTGTAACTACCATAGCGTTTGGGTCAACCGGCCTAAACTCTGACGGGATAAACATCTCTGTGACTGCGGGCACGATCTATCGGATACTAATTCTTCCGTTTAACCCAACGCTTGTTGGCGACTATTACACAGGGCAGTTTTAATATGATACTTGTCAATGTTCCTACGTATGTTAGCCACGAAGACCTTGGCTTTATTTATTCCGGCGACAAGTTGCACCGGGATGATTACGACGTTACGTCAAACATGCACCCGTTTGATGGCAACTCCTACCGCTACGTCCCGGAGACAGAAAGCTGGGAGTTGAATCAGAACGCTGTTTGGGTCAAGGTCCGGGAAGAACGAAATAAGAGAATTGAGGCTTTTAGGTGGAGGGTTGACCGCCAACGCGACTTAATTGATTTGGGTCTTGCTGACTCCGCTACGCTAACTCCGTTGTTGCAATACGTACAGGCGCTCCGGGATATTCCGCAGACTAATACGGACCCGTTTGCAGTGGTTTTCCCTGATGAGCCGGAGGTATAAATTGACCCGTTAACCCTTTTAGCCGCCGCCAATGCTGCCGTCGCAGCGGTTAAAAAGGGTTGTCAACTTTACAAGGAAATCAAGGGGGCGGCGGGGGATGTCAGCGATGTCCTAAAAGACCTAAAGGAGCAATACAACAAGATAGTTGATCCGACCCCTGTACAGAAACAGCAATACAACGCTGAGGTGCAGCGGGTACAGGAGATTGCCAAGGCAGACCCGGGAGACGTTTTTACCGATATCGGCAACCAACTTGGCACCTTGATGGACGCTTACGATGCCATTAGTAAGGCTTTTTTGAAGGAGCAAATGGATGCAAAACAGGTCTATAAAGGGGAGGAAAGCATTGGCCGGAGGGCCCTAAAACGCATATTGATAACCTCCAGACTAGACGCTATGCTGGCGGAAATACGGGAAACCATGGTGTTTAAGGCCCCGCCAGAGCTTGGTTCCCTGTGGGAAAAGTTCGAAAAGATGTGGCAGCAGATCGTTGCCGAACAGGAGGAAGCCCACGCAGAAGAACTTAGACGAGCACAAATAGCATCATGGCGACGCAGAAAAAGAATACAGGAAATCAAGGCAAAGGTGGCATGGGTCTCGGCAGTGGTGTTCGTAGTTATATGGGCGGTGGGAATAATGTGGCTAACAACGAAAAGCGCGATACAGAGGATGTCCCTTGGTCACTAATCGTTGTGGTCTTGTCAGTTCTGTTGATGTTTTTTATCGTGATGCCCGTTTTAGCTTTTATGTATTACGACATGTATTTTGCAACACAAGCAGCAGTATCAGAAGTAAAAAAGATGCGGGAACTTCGCAAAGAAATACAGATTGAGAGGATGTACGGGAAATGATTACACTCGCGCAGTTTAAGAAATTTGCCCCGCATACCAAATACCCCCAACAGTGGTATGACACCCTGTTTGGTCCGCAGACAGAGCTAGGCGGAAAATCTCTTCTCGACGAATATCAAATCAATACCCCGAAGCGCGTGGCAGCCTTCTTGGCCCAGTGTAGTCATGAGTCTGGTGGCTTTGTCTTTGTTACAGAGAACCTGAACTACAGTGCGTCTGGTCTGATGCGTATTTTTGCCAAGTATTTTCCAACGATGGAGCTTGCTAAACAGTATGAGCGCAATCCTAGAAAGATAGCGTCTCGCGTTTACGCTAACCGTATGGGCAACGGGGATGAGGCTAGTGAGCAGGGCTGGATTTTTCGTGGACGAGGCATCCTCCAGTTGACGGGCAAGGATAACTATTTTTGGTTTGGTGCCTCACTTGATATGACACCGGAACAAGCGTCGGAATATTTAGAGACTTTCGAAGGCGCGGCGCAAAGTGCTTGCTGGTTTTGGGAAACGAATAAGTTGAATACCTTGGCTGATGCAGGAGATATCCGCATGTTGACCAAGCGCATCAATGGTGGATTTATTGGATTGGCAGACAGGGAGCATCACTATGAAGTGGCACTCAATATGTTTGGTTCTGATACTCGCGTGGCTTAGTGGGTGTGACCGCTACCGCTACGAATGTCAGGACCCAGAGAATTGGGAAAAGAAGCAGTGCAAGAGACCGTACTGTAGTAGCACCGGAACCTGTCCGGATCAGTTGACTAAACCTGAAGACATGAAGGTGGAAACGTATGAACCCGCTAAAGTTGATCAGCCAGTTCCTTGCACTAACTCAGGAACAACACGATGCGGTAATTAAATTCTGTATTGCGCTGACGTTTTGTTGCACCGTGATCATCATGGTGGGGGTCAGCCTCTATAGTGTCGTTTTTGTAACGCAGCCGATGTCTGGCATGGCTCCTGCGGACAAGCAGTTCTTCCTAATTTTGAGCGACATGTCCAAGTACATACTTGGCTCATTGGCAACACTTTTGGCGGTCAAAGGCAAGGATGCGCTGCCTCAGTTTACGCCACCGGGGTTGTCTACCAAGGAAGACCGTGAAGATAAGCCTGTGCCGCCGATTGGGCCAAAGGCTTCCGCTCCCACCCACGCGCCTGTGCGCATGGAACCGACCATTGATCCTATTAGTTCTCCGCCACCAGTAGCTACAGGCTATGGCGGTAAACCAGCGCCTGTTCAACCCCCTCATCCGGAGATCAACTGATGAAAACGCTATTGATAACTTTGCTGGCCTTGACTGTTAACTTATCGTTGGCGCAGGAAGTCAAAAAGGTCTGCAACGTCCAAAAAGACGCTAAGGGCAAGGAAGTAAAAGTTTGCAAAGATGTTAAGATTCACAAGAAATTGGATGGCACAAAAGTGCCGCCAAAATGATGAATCCTTGGGTCATCCTCGGCTTTGTAATTGCCATTGGCACGGCAGCCGGGGGAGGGTATTATAAAGGCAACGCTGCTGGCCAAGCCGAAATCCAACAGAAATGGGATGCGGAAAAAGCCAAGCAGTACGCCGAGTACGCCAAGGCGCAAGAAGAAGCACGTAAACGGGAGCAGCAATTACAGAACACGGCTGATACGTTGAGGAGACAGAAAGATGCCGAGATTAGGGAAATTAATGCTCGTGCCACTGCTCTTAGTAACAGCTTGCGCGACAGATCGCCCCGCCCCGCCGAAACCAGTACCGTGTCCGGTACTGCCAGCACTGGATCAGCCGGTTGTAGTGGAAAAGAGCTTCATCGAGAGGATGGAGAATTTCTTGTTGGGATCGCTGCCGAAGCAGACCGGCTTAAAACCGCCCTCGACCAATGCACCAAACAATACAACGCCGCAAGGCAAAAGTAAGGAATAGCCATGCCAAGTACGTTTTCTCCTAATTTACGTATTGAGCTTATTGGGACCGGAGAGCAGTCTGGTACATGGGGCTCTACGACAAACACTAACCTTGGCACCCTAATTGAAGATGCTATTTCTGGTTATGAGCCC